AGTGTTGCTTACGTCGATACGTGTGCAGTCTCGAATCGTTGGACTGTGAGGGAGGATCGTCCGGGGCCTGTGTCGCAGATGGCTTGGCCGCTGTCGCAGCCCTCGTGCTCCGGGTCTCTGTCTCTCAAGGGCCCTGTATCGCCTATCCGTACTGCTGGGAGTCCCTCTCGGCGGCGGTCACTTCTTCCTGACCACGACTGCAGTGTAAGCGATACTTACATCACTGTCAAGCCTTGATAGCAAAAAGTTAACGGTACCATCTTCGGCCGTTCGCCTTCACGAAAACCGTCTTCACGTCCAGGTCGGTTACCGGCATTCCGAAACAGGCCACGGCTGCGGTGAGATCAACAGCACGGCACCACTCCTCTGCCTGCTTGCCGCTCTGCACAGGGGCAACGCTAAGTGCGACAAGGCCTTTCGTTTCGCTTACAGCGATAAGACCGAAGCGGTTCTCCAAGAAGGAGGAGACATGCTGCCCGAACGCCCTGGTGCGGCGTTTCAGGCTCGGGTATTGGGACAGCAGTTCGTCAGCGGCGTCGTTCTTCCACTCAAGCCACAGATAGGCGTGATACTCGCGACACTTTGCGTAAGCAACCTGGAGCGCGCCTGATGGCAAATAGGCGATCATGGCTGACTGCTCTCTGCTCGTATAGCCTCTATGAGCTCCCTGTTGCGTCTGGCGTAGCCCTCGATCGGGTCATCCTCTGTTGCCCTGGGGAGCAGATACGCCTTGAGAAGGAACCGGAGGGCCTGATCAGTCGTGAGCCCTCTCGTTTTAGCAAAGGATTCCAGGGCGATCCTCGTTGTTTCCTTGAAATGTAGAGGCATGCTTGCTACTCCGAGAAGGCGTCGAGGTCGCTCTCCAGCCGCTCCTGAGCCTCTTCGCGTGACATGGTTGGTGCCGGACGGCGAAGCGCTGGGCTGCCTTCCTCCCGGTGGAAGTCGAGAAGCGCGTCGATGGCTTCACTGATCGTGAGGCCGTGGTTGCGGGAGAAATGGGTCAGCCTGACACGAGCTTCGGGCAGGATGCTGATAGAACGGTATTCCTTTTTCATTGATACCTCCTTTATGGATACGGTAACTGATAATACTGATCTTACTAAAAGTAAGCAAATCGCACCCCGAAAAAGGTATGACGTTTGAATTCCGGGTTATGACAATGGACTGAGAATAGCAATATTTATCCAGTACCGGTGAGTGGTGAATACCGCAAAAACAGGCCGAAAAGAGGGCGTCCTAACAGATCGGTTGAATCTGATTCCTTTAAAATCAAGGTACTTACTATTCTAATAATCGCCAAGCTGCTGCGTATACGGGGAAATATATCGCTCCCCTTAGCGCGGGCATATATGCGACGTGCATATTGTGTATATGTTATTTCCTCTATTCTTCTATTGGTTATTAGTAAAATTAGTAAAATAGTAAGGGAAGAGCCAAAATCAACGACTTAGAGAGGCTTCTAATCATTTGTCATCTGTAATCATTAGTAAGGGCTAATATAGGTACTGAAAAGCTATCAGGAATGGCGACTTGATAGCTTTTCGCTATAAGGCGGGCTCGCGCCTCACACGGCTTCGAGTAAGCGCTAAAATGGCGCCATGGACATCCCGTACTTACTAAAAGGCATTCCCGCTAACGCCGGCTACGCGAACTGGGTGAGAGTCGGTCACGCCCTCTTCTCGGCTGGCCAGAGCTTCGAGGTCTGGGACGACTGGTCGAAGGGCAGCGAGAAGTACCCCCCAGGCTACGCAGAGCGCGTCTGGCGCGATTTCGAGAAGCTGCCCAGGCTCTCGGCCTTCGAGCTCCGCAATATCGCACTGGAGACGAATCCTGCAGCGCTCGACATCGACCCGAAGTTCGCGATAGCGAAGCTCTACGGCTATCCAGGCGTCAAGCCGGCCGCCATCTCGATGCAGCACCTGTCGCGACTCATGCTGGCCAAGTACAACATCGGACCGACCAAGACGACTGCCGGCCTGCGGGCCCTTGGCTACGAGAAGTTCGGCTCTGTCCGTTTCGGTGGTGAGCGCTGTCTCGTCTGGACGAAGGGCAACTTCCGATACGAACGGGAAGAGATTCTGCGAGTAAGCAGGCTATTGGCTTGACCTTACCAATAGTAAGCGGCTATAACTCGCGCCGACATGGCGCGAAGACTCACACGAGAGCAACGGCTCAATGAGCTGACAGCAGTCGAGCAGGCGATGCTCGGTGGCGAGTGGCTTCGTCCCTGCGATCTGGCGAAGGCGACAGGCCTCAACACGGCGGTCGTTCTTTCCGTGCTGCGAGGGCTTGCCCTGGAGCACAAGGTGACGAGACGGGAGTTTCTGGTTGGCCGCCTTCACCAGGGCCGCGATCGGCTGCGGAAGACGTCGCGCCTTGTCGTTCAGTACCGGAAGGTCTTGCCCCTGTCACCCTTCCCTGCCTGGCTGCAGCCGCCAGCACCGACATTCACAGGGACGATACGAAGGGTGACGGCGAGATGAGCAACAAGGCAAAGGCGAGACTACTTTTCGAGCGGGACGGCGCCAGGCTCGAAGACATCAGCCGCGAGACGGGGCTTGGCCTGGTCGAGCTGGCTGCGTTGGCGACCGAGGAGCTCTGGGTTCTGCCCGCGGTCGGATCGTCCCCCGCGCGGCGTGACAGAATCCACACGCTGGCAGAGGACGAGGTCGAGAGGAGTGTCGCGCGTGCGGTCGCAGAGCAGCTTGACGCCATGTCTGCCGATCTCCGTGAAGACGCCATCATCGAGGCGAACGCGCTCGAAGTGAGTCGCGTCATGAAGCTCCACAGGGCCGGAGCGACGCAGACCCGGGAGATCGTCGTCAGGCTGACCAAGGAGCTGCAACTGACCTGCCTCAAGGAGGAGCAGGTCGCCGACATCCTGGAGGCGATCGCGCTCGAAGAGAGCCAGGAGGGCGACACCGAGGCGCAGCAACGGCGCACCTCGCAGCGGGTGACGCAGGCCTTCAAGCGGCTCCTCTCGCTCGATACGAGAGTCGATACGGCGAAGAAGCTGGTCGAATCGCTGGCGCGCGTCGTCGACCTGGAGCGGCGCGTCTATGGCATCAAGGACGAGGGCAACGAGAGCGACGTCGCGCGGGCGCTCAAGGAGCTGGCCGAGCATGGGTGAGCTCTCGGAGCTCGCCAAGCAGCTCCAGCCATTCCAGGAATTCGACTATTACGCGCCCCGCTGCCTCCGGATCAGGACCAAGTCGGGTGCAGTCAAGCCGCTTATCCTGAATCGCGCCCAGCGCTATCTCCACGGCAAGGTCCAGGAGCAGCTCAAGACGACCGGCAAGGTCCGAGTCATCGGCCTGAAGGGGCGCCAGCAAGGCTATTCGACCTACGTCGAGGCACGCTTCTACCACAAGACGAGCCTCCGTTATGGCAAGCGGGCGGTCGTGATGACGCACCTCCAGGACTCGACGGACGCCCTCTTCGAGATGGTCAAGCGCTACCACGACAACTGCCCGCCTGTCCTGCGCCCCGTGACGATCGCAGCGAGCGCCAAGGAGTTCCTCTTCGATAAGCTCGACTCAGGCTACACCGTGGCTACGGCAGGCTCGAAGGGCGTCGGCCGCGGACGCACGATCCAGTATTTCCATGCCAGCGAGCTGGCCTTCTGGAAGAACGCGGAGGACCACTTCGCCGGAATCGGCCAGACGGTGCCGAACGAACCCGGCACGGAGGTCATCCTGGAGAGCACCGGCAACGGCGTCGGCAACCTTTTCCATGGTCTCTGGCAGGATGCAGAGCGAGGCCGCTCCGAATACATACCGGTCTTCGTGCCCTGGTTCTGGCAGGAGGAATACCAGACCACGATCGAGCCAGGCTTCGTGCTGGACAGCGACGAGGTGGAATACGCTGAGCGGTACGGCATCTCGAATGAGCAGATGCAGTGGCGCCGGAACAAGATCAAGGACGACTTCCGGGGCGACATCTCGCTCTTCGACCAGGAGTACCCGGCGACCCCCGTCCTGGCTTTCCAGCGCGTCTCGGGGAACCCGTACATCCCGATCACACTGGCCGAAAAGGCGCGCAACACGAGAGACATCGAGGCGAAAGGCGCTCGCATCATGGGCGTGGATGTCGCCGAATATGGGGACGACGACTCGGCCTGCAGCTACCGGCAAGGTCGCGTGACCTGGCCCATCAAGACCTGGCACGGGAAAGGACCGATGGAGCTGGCCGGCATCATCGCGATCGAGGCCGATTCGTTCAAGCCGGATTCGATCAACGTCGATTGCACAGGCGTTGGCTCGGGTGTTGCGGATCGCCTGATCGAACTCGGTTATCCAGTGCAGCGGGTCCATTTCGGCAGCAAGGCGATCCGCGACGAGATATACCGGGATCGTCGGGCCGAGATGTATGGCGACCTGCTGGAGTGGCTGGAGGATGCTCCCTGCATGCTGCCGGATGACGACGTATTGATCGGAGAGCTGGCCAGCCCGCAATACACCTACGATTCGTCGCGCCGCGTTGTGCTCGAATCGAAGGAGAAGATGAGGGAGAGAGGCATCAAGTCACCGGACCGGGCCGACTCTCTGGCACTGACTTTCGCCTACAAGGTGCTACCGAGACGGTCCGAAGAGGACGAGAAACGGAAGCGCCGCAAGTCGAGCTGGAGAACGTGACGACGTGTCCGATCCCGGTGCAGAGGTATAAGGCGCCATTCCTGCTGATCGACGCCCTATGACGCTCATCCTGCCCCGCTTTTCATCGTCGTCTTCTCGCTCTGACAAAGAGGGGAGCGACGAGCTAATCCTCAAGCCGAACGAGGGCCTCTCGGTTGCACGGCTTGAGAACTTCCTCGACGAGATCAAGGACCAGCCCCAGTGGCGAAGGCAAGCCGACAAGGAGGCCGAATACTACGACGGCAATCAGCTCACGCCGGAGCAGATCGACGAGTACGAGGGCCGGGGCTTCGCGCCACTGATCACTAACCTGATCAAGCCGACGATCGACGTCGTCCTCGGCATGGAGGCGAAGAGCAAGACGGACTGGGTCGTTCGCGCAGAAGAGGGCGAGATGAACGCCGACCTCGCCGAGGTTCTGAACGCGAAGCTGCACAAGGCCGAGGTCGCGAGTCGAGCAGATCGGGCCTTCTCGGATGCCTATGCCGACGCCATCAAGGTCGGCCTGGGCTGGGTCGAAGTCAGTCGTGCCAGCGATCCCCTCGAAAACCCGCACCGCGTGCGCCGCATCCACCGCCGGGAAATCTACTTCGATTGGCGTAGCAGCGAGCCCGACCTGTCCGATGCGCGTTTCCTGGTACGGAAGCGCTGGCTCGACGAGGACACGGCGTCCGCCCTCTTCCCGGAGGCAAAGGAGCTGATTGGCTACGCACTGAGCGGCTGGTCGACCTGGGACGGCGTCACAGCGATGAACGAGGCGTCCGGCCTCGACCTGGCACGGGCCCTCGACGTCCAGAGAGGCTTCTCGATCGAGCAGTACGAATGGCTGAACAGCGTTCGGAAACGCATCGCGGCCTATGAGGTCTGGTATCGCACGATCGTCAAGGGGCACGTCTTCCGGACGCCGGATGGAAGGATGATCGAGTTCGACAGGAATAATGACGAGCACATAGCCGCAGCCTTCGCCGGGTACATCGCGCCGATGCCCGCCATCTTCAAGAAGGTCCGCCGATCCTGGTGGCTCGGCCCACATCGCGTCAGCGATACGCCCTCCCCCTACAAGCACAACGCTTTCCCCTACATTCCGATCTGGGGCTTCCGGGAAGACCGCACCGGCACTCCCTACGGTATGATCCGCGGCATGCTCTCACCACAGGACGAGATCAACGCCCGGCGCAGCAAGATGCTCTGGCTCCTCAATGCGCGGCGGGTCATCGCGGACACGGATTCAGTCACCGATCACGACGAGGCCCGCGATGAAGTCGGACGTCCGGACGCTTACATCAAGCTCAATCCGGGACGCCGGCCGGACAGCCGCTTCGATGTCGAGGACGGCGGCGCTCTGGCGACACAGCAGTTCCAGGTTCTCGAAGCAGCCAAGGTCGAAATCCAGCAGGCGAGCGGCGTTTTCCAGTCCATGCTGGGAGATGCACGCGGTGGTGCCAGCTCCGGCATTGCGGTCAATAGCCTGATCGAACAGGGCGTCACGACACTGGCCGAGATCAACGACAACGCCCGCTTCGCGAAGCGGCTCATCGGGGAACAGCTTCTGGAGCTGGTCGTTGATGACCTGGCCAAGGCCGGGCCGGCAGTCGTGACGGTGGGCGAGGATGACCAGAAGCGGCAGATTCCGATCAACCAGCCAGGCACCGATGAGTTCGGGCAGCAGACCACCATCAATGACGTGACGAAGGCTCGCGTATCCGTCGTGATCGACGACGCGCCGACCAGTCCGACCGTTCGCATGCAGCAGATGCAGACACTGGCCGAGATGGTCAAGGCCGCGCCGCCCCAGGTGCAGGGCGTTATCTACGACATGGTCGTCGATGCGATGGACGTCCCCAACAAGCGTGAGATCGTCAAGCGTATCCGCAGCGCGATGGGCGTCATGGGGCCTGATGGGCAGCCTATCGACCCGGCAGCAGCGCAGGCCATGCAAGCGATGCAGGCCATGCAGGAGCAGATGCAGGCTGGTGCCCAGCAGTACGAGCAGATCATCGCCGAGCTACAGAGCCAGCTTGAACAGGCCAACCTGAAACTGGCCAACAAGGACGGCGAGCTGCAGATCAAGGAGCGTGAGGTCGGTATCAAGGAGGCGGACGTGGCGGTTAAGGCCGCGGCAGCCCAGGTCGATCCCGCTCAGGTACAGGCCCTCGTCAGCCAGGCCATTGCGCCGCTCGTCGAACAGATCGCTGCCCTGATCGCCGCTCCCGGTGCAGCCCCACAATCCGCATCAAAGGAGAATCCTAATGGCAATCCGTAATCCAGTAGTCGAGATGTTGGGCGAGCGCACGCTGCGTGTGACTTGGTCCGGCCTCCTCAATGGCGACCAGGGCGCACCGGTCGATCTTCCCGCTTTCGCCGACCGATCGGTGCAGGTCGTCGGCACATTCGGCTCCGGTGGTGCAGTCTCAATGGAAGGCAGCAACGACGGCAACAACTTCTCAGCCGTCTCCGATCCTCGCGGCAGCGCCCTGGTGATCACGACAGCAAGGATCGAGCAGATCGAGGATTGCGTCTATCGGACGCGCCCGAATATCACCGGTGGTGACGGTACGACCAACCTGACGGTCGTCCTCTTTGCACGAAAGGCGTTCTGACCATGAGCGAAAAATTCACCTACGCGAAGATTATTCGCAGCCTGGCCAACCAGTATCGCGACATGGTTGCAACCGCTGAGGCGCTTGAAGCGATCGGCTCTCTGGAGCAGGCCGCCGTGGAGGTAAAACAAGCCACGGAGCAGGCCCAGAGTGACCTGGCACGCGCCACGGAACGGCGCAGCGCCGAAGAGCAAGCAGCCACCCTGGCGCAGCAACGCGCCGCGGAGATCATAGCGGAGGCCGAAGCCAAAGCGGCAGACATGGTCAAGAAGGCCGAAGCAGCAGCCCAGAGCAAGATCGCCGAGGCCGAGGCGGTGGCAGAGAACACGGTGGCGACGGCAGAACAGGCGGGCGCAGCGTTGATCAACGATGCTCGCGAGAAGAGTGGTCAGATCATCGACCGAATCAGCGTCCTCGAAGGCCGTCGTGACGAGCTGATCGCACAGGTCAAGGCTCGTGACGAAGAGGTCAAGCAGCTCGATGTGAAATACGCCGAGCTGCGCGACAAAATCCAGAAGCTACTCGACTGATGGAACTCACTTTCGACACTGCTTTCGACCGTCTGATCGGACACGAAGGCGGGTACAGCCTCGATCCGAACGACCCGGGCGGCGAAACCAAGTTCGGCATATCGAAGCGGACCTATCCGCATATCGACATTGCCAGCCTCACACGCGAGCAGGCCAAGACCATCTA